GGGACTTTAAGCCTACCCGACAAGTAATGGCTTCATCTGGTATAGTTGTAACTATTGTATCTGAAGTGTGAGTTGTAAAATGGGTATAGACTCTTTTTTCGTCTCCGAAGGTTACTTCTGTTACATTTTCTAAATCGGCTCCCGAAATAGTTATAGTCGCCCCCGCTACTCCAGCAGTCGGAGTAAAGGAAGTAATTGCCGGGGCATTCTGATATTTTTCTTGGCTTAATGAAAGGGTGGTGGTAATTTTTTCACCTGCTGTCACATTTATGTTGTGTGCTTTTAGGGCCCCTCGAACTTTATAAGACTGTATGGTTGCTGGAATGGTTTGAATATCTTTTACTACAAACTGATCGCTAACGGTTCCAGCATATGTGTAGGCACTCGCCTTCCTACCGTAGAAAAATAAATATTGAGTTTTTGGGGTACAAATATCTGACTCAAATTCCACCCATTCTCCACGGGTGCTAATCTCAACGGAAAGGCCCGGAATTGTATCACTTCCAACCGCATAATTAATTCCATCTTCGTCATGAACCATGACATTAGTAATATCATGTGATTCGTTTACTCGAATCTTTCCTTTTACGCGGTATGATTTTCCGGGTTCAAAAGCGGTTCTATATATGTAATGATAATTATTGCTAGTATTTCCAAAAACTTCAAGGATGTCATCTTCCCCGTAACCGTCTCGCCTAGAAATGGTCGTGTTTGAATTATTCCAACCATCATGATCAGCACTAAAGTCAGAACTATAATATGGCCACTCTGCATTGTCGTTTGAACTACTAAGACCAATAAGCAATTCTCCCTTAGCTATTCCACTAAAAAATTTATCATTTAAATAATTTTGTTGCTCTGTATCACTAGTGAAGTCGCCTATCCCTTCGTCCCACGAAGGTAAAGCATAGCCATTGATGCTGGCGTCAATAGTTTTCTTATTAAATCGTAACTCCCTAGGCACTGCATCTCCCACTGTATAAACTGGTTGTACATTACTTGCGAAGCCAAAAGAAACACTAGTGGAAGCTTTGACTTCTTCTGTTTCTCCATTCTCGTGAGGGGTTACCCCAGAGATTTGCGTGAATTTACAATCAGTGTAAGTTAAGAGATCTGCGTCTAGAGTTTCTCGGGTGGGGGTAAATCTCCCCCTAATACCTCCATAAAAATTAATGCTAGTACTGACCATGACAGGGCCAAACGGAACGGCCTCGAAAGAGTAGCTTGTTAGAGCCCCGCTTGAAAAAGAAAGTCCAGCAAAATTTCCAGATATGAGATTGTCAGACTCCATGAAATTGGCTAAAAAATCCTCCCCTGTTAGATAGTAGCCTAAGGAAAGAGATCCATTAATTCCGCCTCCAGCCGTGTAACTAAAGCTACTTCGATTAGGAAGAAGATCAATTGCTTTCAGGTTACTAGTTAAAGAAATTGTTAAATTTTCGGCATAGATTGGAACTGCTGCGCCCCAAGACCCTCCGGCATAGCTTGCTAGCTCTAATTTGGCATTATTATAATTATAATAAGACATTCTTCCTTTTAACCTTTTACCTTAATAAATTACACATTTTACACCAAAAGTTCTTCTTTTAAATTCTTATATTTCGCTAACTCCTTTTTTTGGCGATCCACGTCCCAAGGCCTTGAAACTGTCCCATTTCTCACGTTATAATAACAAGCGATTACGCTGTCTACGGGCACCATTTTAATTCCAGAAGACTTAAATTCATCCCACAAAAACATATCCTCATGAGCATCCATCCCTTCATAAAATAGCTGCCCATCATCTGGAATCATATCGACGTGCATTAAAGTGGCCCACGGGCCATATAGGCCAGTTTTAATGGAATCTGTAGCTTTTCTTAAATTTTTTTCACCATTTTTACAGTGATACCAGCTTCCAACTAGAAATCCTTCATTGAGCTCTCGAGCTATTTCAGGCAAGACAAGGGCTCTTTCTTGGGTAAAAAAATCATCTGCATCTGCTAAAAATACAGCTGGATAATCTTCTTTATATCCTAAAGTCTTCTCAATTATTCTATTTTTGGCTCCCGCCACTGTTTGTGCCTTTTTAAATTTAAATAGATTAAATTCTTTTGCAGAGCTATGTTGTGAAAAAAAATTAACTATTTTATAAGTATCATCATCACTTTCATCATCAGCAAAGTGCATGACCCAATCCAGATTTTTCATAGCATTCTCAACGGAATTAAGAATAATTGGCAACCAATCCGAGGCATTTCTCGCGGAAATCACTACTTGACAACCTCTTTTTTCCCATAAATTTTTATTTTTAATTTTCTGGGCTTTTTGTTGGAAAATTTTCTGCCTCTCTGCCACACTCCGGATCATTATTATAGTAATAATTTTTCGAAAAATGACCAGAAAAAGTGTAAAACATAGAAGGGATAAGGTATATGGCATCAATATATGACACGATAGCTCGGTGGTACACAGAAAATACTTATGTAAAAAACCACATTGTAGAATGGCCAGAGAATTCAAATAACTATTGGTACTCTCTGGAAGATAGCAATAAGAGCAATGAACCAAGCGTGGGGTCGCCAGTCTGGGGCGGATTCGGGACCATGGACACCCTTGGTATAACAAAGCCACAATTCTTTTGGCCCTGCTCCTACAATCAAAGTACATCAATTGCACCCCGCACTTTAAACATCCGATATGGTGATGGATATACCCAAAGAATTCCTGATGGTATTAATAATAACCTATTAAATTTAGAATTGTCTTTTGATGGGAGAGGCGAACAAGAAACTTTAGCTATTATCCATTTTTTAAATGTGCGTCGAGCCTCAGAAGCTTTTCTTTACACCCCACCAGCACCCTTTGCAACTGAAAGACTCTTCGTGTGCAAAAAAATCAGTTCAACAGTAATCTTTCGCGATAATTTTAATATAAAAGTTTCTTTTGAAGAAGTTCCGGATTAGCATTATGGCTGAAGAATTTGTTAATCCTAAAAATGATAGCGGTGGCGCAGTGATTTCAAAATCACAGGCGCAAACGGCTATGAAGAACTTACAGGCGGAAGCCACCTCTTTATCGCCCACTGCTTTAATAGAATTATTTGAAATAGATTTAAGTAATATACTTAGTCCTGATAAATTAATAGACCGAGAAGAATTTAATGCATTAAATGTATTTCTGGGGGGCTCGCTAGAAGTAGACATACATAATCCCGAAATAAATTTATTTAGATTTCATAATAACTTAAAATTAATTTCAAGAAATATTTGGTTCCAAGACAATCTATACAAAGCTATACCTATACAAGCTGAGGGCTTTGAATTGAATTCTAATGGCGTAGCCGCTACCCCCAAACTAAGCTTAAGCGTTAGCTTAGAAAGAAACCCGCCTCAGTTTGCTATCTTTAAACACCTTCTTAAAGATCTCAACGACATGGTTGGGGCACGTGTAAATCGCATAAGAACTTTCGCAAAGTTTTTAGATTATAAAAATTGGTACGAATTAAAAGCAGATGGAACCCCCGATTTTAATAAAAGGCTATATGAAGATATCCCCAAAAATATTGCTCCAGATGAAGGCTCTTATTTCCCCCCGGACGTTTATTATATAGATAGAAAATCACACGAAGATAAAACATCTCTTCAATTTGAATTAGCTTCTTTTATTAACTTTGAAGAACTTAAAATTCCGCAAAGAATTTTTAATATGACTAGATGCCCATGGCTATACCGGGGACAAGGATGTACTTATGAATACGCTAGTATGATAAGGGGACAAGGAACTTCAAAACCATTTGAGATGTTTAACAAGACGGTGGTGCCAACAAATGCTCCCCCCGTAGCTACAGAAAATAATGAATCTATTTCAAGCATTATCGATGGATACGCTCCCGAAACGACAAACACCCCCATACCGTGGCAGTCGAGTCTTAAATATCCCAAAAAAAGTACCGTCTATGTAACCCATAATAAAATAAATTACTATTTTGTTGCGTCCGCAGATGTGCCCGAAAACAAACCACCCCCCGATAAAACTTATTGGGTAGCAGATGTATGCGCAAAAGATCTGGGTGCATGTAAACTAAGATGGGATAAGACACTCAACAAAGGCTTAAAAGGAAGCCCGTATGATAGCGCACTTCCCTTTGGTGGTTTTCCAGCAATTAAACGTCAGTAAAATGATACTCACAAAAAAAAATAAAGAGAAAATAAAAAAACATGCCCGCGAGGAAAGCCCCCGGGAATGTTGCGGGGTATTAGTGTCTACTAACAAGGGTACTGAAGCGCATCCGTGCGTTAATACCTCTTCTTTGCCTGAGTCTAATTTTAGAGTTTCTCCACGAGATTATATAAAATTTTCTAATTATGGAAAAATAGAAGCCATCTATCATTCTCACCCGTCAGGGAAAGGAGGCTTCTCCTTGGGAGATCAACAAAATTATACAGTAAATAAAGAAAGATTTATATTATATAATATAGAAAGTGATGAATTTTTTGATTCACTAGAAGAAGGGGCATCTCCTTACTTAGGGAGAGACTTCGAACTTGGAAAAACGGATTGTATAAATATAGTTATAGACTATTATTTAAATGAACTTAAAATAAAAAGCAACTACGACGAATGTTGGCCCGGACCAAAACACTATATTAAGAAAAACGGTTCCTCCAATGTAAAAAAAGTTGTTCGTTCAATTGAAAAAGTATGGAGTGTAGGACGTATTAAAAAATCAGAAACTCCGCGCAAACATGATGTTATTTTGTATAAGGCTGACGGCATAAGGTCGGAAGTAGGGCTGCATTTAGGTGTTTGTATAGGCCACGGAAAAATTATTATTCAACCAGTTGATAAAAAATCATGTCTAGTTGATTACGAGAGCCTAGTAAAGAAAAAAACAATTATGATATTTAGACCAAATTTTATAAATGAATAAATTAGTAAAAATAAAAATGCATGGCATTTTTGGTGAAAAAATTGGAAAGGAATTCAATTTAGCGGTGAAGTCTGTTCCAGAAGCCTTTCACGCTATCAATACGATAACAAATGGCGCATGGCAAAAACTTCAATGTGATATGGTTAGCGACTCATTAAAATATAACATTATAGTTAATGAAAAAGAATTAGATTTAAGTAAACTAGCTCACTTAGATTCAAATAACGCAGGGGAAGATGAAAATAACAATTTAGTAAAAAACTCTGAATTAAACTTAATCCCTAAAGGTGGTTTAAAATCTATAAATATAGTACCCAGCGTAGAAGGTCAAATGGGCTGGACTCTTGTCGCTATAATTGTTACTATCGTAATAACGACAATAATCACGCTCGCGTTAATGAAGCCGCCGGCGTTTAAAAACTTTAAAGAAATTGAAGATACAAAAAAGGGATCATCTTATCTTTTCGATGGCCCCAAAAATACAGTAAACGAAGGGGGCCCAATTCCGCTTGGTTACGGAAGGGTCATTGCAGGATCTCAAGTTATAGCTCAGAGCTATAGTGTCTACCAGCAAGACGCTAACGACACCTCCCTAGATTCAAACGGAACACCGACACCAATACAGGGTTATGATGCCCATGATGAAATGGATCTTTTGGAGAGCAGGGGATACCCCGCCATCTTTAATATGGCGTCATATTTAGAGGCAAAAAATCTAAACAAACCTTACCTAGGAGAATATGACCCTAATGCCCTTGGTACAGCTATCGGAAAAAAATTTATTGGTCTTTAGACTAAAAAATGTAATGAGGAATTTAACAAATGGCTAATGCAGAACCCGGAGTTATAGTAAACGGTACTAAGAAAAAGTCTATTTCTAATGTAGAAACTATTGACTTAATAGCAGAAGGCCCAATCGAGGGTATCGTTAAGCAGGAATTCAACTATGTGGGAACGTTGGGAGCAACCGGCTGGGACACCGTAACTGCCCAACCCCAAAAAAATTTCTTATCTTCTTTATATCTTAATGACACCCCGGTCATGGATGAACAGGGTCTTTATAATTTTCAAAATATAGAAGTAGCTGTTACAAAAGGCTTATCAAATGGCGGAGTTGGGAATTCTCAATATTTTAATGATTGGAATATGGAAACGGAAGGGGTTAATTTTTGGGAAAATAAATCCACAGCCCCGTTTGCTGTATATTCGACACAAGAAAATAAATATTTCAATAACTGTGAACTAGAGAAAGTAAATAGACCCATTTCCCTCATTAACACTTATCGTCAAAAACAAGCTGTTTTATCTCTGGGGTCCGGGTATCCGAGCAGGGTGAGCGCCGCTGCATATGGTGAGTACTCTGTAAAAATGCCGCCAACTGCTGTACTAGCAGTACGTGACCCAGTCCTTAGCGATGACCTTTATAACTTTTGGCCGCGACAAGGGGGTGTTGTCGCTGAAGAGGAAGAAAATTATACTCCTGAGGAGATAATCCAAGCACAAAACAAACAAGAGTTCACGTTTGAAGCGCAGGTTCAAGGATCAGACTCAAACGGGCCGCAAGTGATAGCGGGTAAAGGTGACCCCGCCACTCCCGGTGGGTGGATGCTTATGATTGAACCTAGTAGCGAGGCGCTAGATGATGATGGTAATTTTTATTTTAAAGCTACCTTTACCAATAACGACATATCAGCTGCCACAGGCTACGTAATGCAATTTGGGGTTTGGTCTCACGTTGCGGTGTGCCTCAGTGAAAGAGCAGTTAAAATTTTTATTAACGGTGTTGAGCAGACAGGCGGTGGCAAGGATTTTCCCACTATAAAACTTTCTAGCCCCACAGACCTTTTTCTAGGTAGACATCCTACAAAAAGTCAACACCCCTTAAGAAATGTATTTTTAGATAATATATGCATGTCAAATAGGGCAAAGTATGCAAATAATTTTACTCCGGGGAAAGTTGAACCCGATAATAATACCCTATTTTTAATAGATGGGGAAGAGTGGCGCTTTGAAGGTGAAGTGCCAATAATTCCTCAAGATGATTCTATAGAAATTAATACTATGCTGCGAGGCACTTTAGTTCAGGATCAGAGGTTTGTATTACAAGGTAATCAGCTTTTAAAAGATCTCAATACCGTGGCCGACGCCGAGTTTTATGACTTTAGTTCTGTAAATGCTAAATTACTAAAAAATAATACCCCCCACTACAATAGTACGATTGCTGATCCTGCTGGGGGTTCAGTGCCAAGCGTGTATTTTGATGGAACCGAAGGTCTTGCAAACGAAGGCACACTACAAAATACAGTTCCGATGGTGGATTTTTTAACTCCACATGCAGAGGTGTATCTTAACCCCAACTACTACAACTATACCACAAATGGTAGTCGTGAGTGGTTATTTGAAACGTGGATTTATCCCGATTCGATGTCCAATGGGGATGAACAGTTTGTTGCGGGTCTAATGAGAGGCGATGGAACTTCTGCCCCATGGATGCTAACAACGAAACACGAATCTGGCGCTACTAAAATTTATTGGTCGTGCGTAGATATTACCGATGAATCTGTCAAGCAGCTTTCGGGATCAATTTCAACGGCAAGCTGGAATCATGTTCAAGTTATATATAATGGTAGTTATTGTAGACTTTTTGTGGATGGAATACAGGTAGACACACGTGGAATCATCCCTTCGCACGAAACCCTCAATGAGGATACTCGCTTTTGCATTGCCCGTTCACATCCGAACGTAATAATGGATAGTTTTAAAGGATATATATTCAATGCAAGAATACTGGGAGGCGAGTCCATCGCTCCAGTGGAAACAGGGAACACTTCTGTTTGGAGGGAGATTACGGCTATGGGTCCGAGTGTGCCAACAGCGGCGTTTACATCTACGACCAACTGCAAACTACTAATCCATTCAAACACTACGGACGGCTCCACTACGTTCACTGATTCGACTGGAAGATTTTCTCCTCTGATCGCGGTTGGAAATGTCAAGAATTCAACGACTAAGAAAAAGTTTGGGACATCTTCGATTT